TTAAAAGAGCTATAAAATATTTAGAAGGAGGTTCTGATGAAACCAAATAAAAAAGATAGAAAAAAGTTTGACATTGACCTAGAATATGGTACAATAAGAGAAGAAAAGGTAGCAGATATGCTTACCAAGAAAAAAATAGAAGTGAAATCTGAAAAAGATTTATGGCAAAAAACAGGAAACATATGTATAGAGTATGAGTCTTGGGGTAAGCCATCAGGAATTAGAGCAACTGAGTCAGACTATTGGTTTCATAATCTTTGTGTTGGCGACAATGAATTTTGTACATTAGTTTTTAAAACAGATGTTCTTAAAACAATCGTAGATAAATTAGATACGTTTAAAACAGTAAGTGGTGGAGACCACAAAGCAAGTAGGATGTTTCTTGTTAATTTACAGAAATTATTTTCATCGGATGTAATTAAAGCATTCAAGGAAGCAGATAATGCCGAAAAAGAAACAACTTAATACACTTGTAGACGATATATATAAAGTTCTTGACTCTCTTACAGAGGGTAATGAATTAAATATATCTGAAAATATGTATAAAGAGTTTGGTAAAGACATGGAAGATGCTCTAAGACATTGGGCTACTCCTCAAACTCAAACAAAAGAAAACTTAAGAATGTCAAACATAGGTAAACCTGAAAGAAGATTATGGTTTGATGCTCATACTGATTCAGATACAACAGAAAAGTTAGCACCTAATGTTCAAATAAAATTTTTGTATGGGCATTTACTTGAGGTTTTAATTCTTTTCTTTGTTAAACTATCAGGTCATAAACTTACTAACATGCAGAAACAAATTACTGTAGATGGTATTAAAGGACATATGGATTGCATGATTGATGGCGAGGTTGTTGATGTAAAGACAGCATCAGGATATTCATTTAAGAAATTTAAAGAAGGAACTTTAAGTGAAGATGATGCCTTCGGATACTTGTCTCAACTTGCAGGATATGAACATGCTGAAGGGACTAACAAAGGTGGCTTCCTAGTTATGAATAAAGAAACAGGAGAGCTTTGTACTTACATACCTGACGATATGGAAAAGCCCAACATAGTTTCTAAAATAGAAAACGTAAAAGAAATAATTGTAAAGAATGAGCCACCTGATTTTTGTTACGACCCTGTACCCGAAGGTGTTTCAGGCAACATGAAGTTAGCTAGAGGTTGTACTTGGTGTCCACATAAAATAGAATGCCATAAAGACTCTAACGATGGTAAAGGATTACAAGCATATCAGTATGCAAAAGGACCAATATATTTCACGAATATTGTGAAAGAACCTAAAGTAGAAAAAATAAAATTATGAACAGAAGAAAATCAAAACAAGTAAATAAACTTTCAGTGGACTTTGTTGTTGAATGGTTAAAGAGTATGCTTATAGAAGAAGAACAAAAGAAAGTATCTTCAAAAAATTATCATAAGTATTTACCTAAAGATACTCATGTGTACGCTAATAAAAGATACATAGTATCTGCATATACTCCACGATGGTTTGCTAAAAGAATTAAAAAAGCTTTAAGAAAAAAAGATATAAATGATATTACGTACTCGGATGTAATTTAATGGTAGGTTTTAGAAAACCTAGAAAGGTTAGACCAAAAGAGAAAGATGTTCCTAAAGGATACGATTCCAAATGGGAACACAAATTGCATACAAGTATTTTACAATCTTGGGAACATCATTCAGATAAAATACCTTATGTAGTTGAACATAATTACGAACCTGATTTTGTAAAGACTATAAATGGTAAAGAGTATTTGCTTGAAGCCAAGGGTAGATTTTGGGACTACCAAGAATACAACAAATATGTTTGGATTAGAAAATCTTTAAAACCAAATCAAGAGTTAGTGTTTTTATTCTTGACTCCTTATTCTCCTATGCCTCAAGCAAAACGTAGAAAAGACGGAACAAAAAGAACCCATGCTGAGTGGGCAGAAAAAAATAATTTTAAATGGTATAGTGAAGATACTTTACCAAAGGAATGGAAGAATGGTTAATTATAAATTTAATGAAGATAAAATTTTAAATGAAGTTAAAGCATATGTAGGTAACACTTATGACCAACACTATGCTAATGGTAAGTATCAAGCTACCGATATGATTATTGACTCAGGATATGGAGAAGGTTTTTGTATTGGAAACATTATGAAGTATGCCATGAGGTTTGGTAAAAAGAATGGCAAAGATAATAAAGACTTGATGAAAATAATTCACTATGCTATAATAGCATTACACGTAAACAATAAGGAACAAGATAATGGTTGAAGATAAAGTAGGAAAGAAACCTTACTTAGGTATTATCATTGATTATGATAAAGAAAAAACATTTGATAAATTTAGTTTAGATACACTCAAAGATAGATATTTTTGGGAAGGAGAAACACATGCACAAGAAGCATTTGCAAGAGCATCAGTCTTCGGAGCCACCTTCAAAGGTGAGACTGATTATGAATTGGCTCAGAGACTTTATAACTACAGTTCCTCTCGTTGGTTCATGTTTAGCACTCCTATACTTAGTAACGGGGGAACCAGTCGTGGGCTTCCTATCAGTTGCTTCCTCAATTATGTTCCTGACAGCAGGGGTGGTTTATCTGCTCACTATGACGAGAACATTTGGTTGGCTAGTTCAGGTGGAGGCATCGGTGGATATTGGGGCGATATTAGGAGTAATGGTATTTCAACTACTCATGGGAGTCGTTCTACTGGAAGCATTCCTTTCATCCATGTTGTAGACTCACAGATGTTAGCCTTCAATCAAGGCACAACAAGACGTGGTAGTTATGCAGCTTATATGGACATAAGCCATCCTGAAATTGAAGAGTTTATTAACATGCGTAAAGAGTCTGGTGGAGATATTAACAGAAAGAATCTTAATCTACACAACGGAGTAAACATTACTAATGCTTTCCTTGAAGCTGTAGAGAAAGATGAAGACTGGAGATTAATAGACCCTAAAACAAATGAAGCTGTTAAGGTTATTAATGCTAGGGATTTATGGTGGCTACTTATAAATGCTAGAGCAGAAACAGGAGAGCCTTACATGGTTAATATAGATACATGTAATGATGCTCTACCTAAACAACAAAAAGATTTAGGATTAAAGATACGTCAGAGTAATTTATGTTCTGAAATAACTTTACCTACTAACGAAGAAAGAACTGCTGTATGTTGTTTATCTTCTGTAAACTTAGAACACTTTGATAAGTGGTCAAAGGATGAAAACTTTATCAAAGATTTAGTAACAATGCTTGACAATGTTCTTGAGCATTACATTGAGAATGCTGTAGACACGTCACAACTTGGAGGTTATAGTGCAAACTTTAAACGTTTTCAAAAATATATTAAAGAAGGTAAAGAAGGCTTTACAAAATCTGCCTACTCTGCATATAGAGAAAGAAGTATCGGGCTTGGTGCAATGGGTTTCCATGCGTATCTACAGTCCCGTGGAATACCTTTCGAATCTATTTATGCGACTGGGTTCAACTTTAAAGCATTCACTTATATTAAATTACAAGCTACACACGCAACTCAAGAACTTGCTAGTGAACGTGGTGAGGCTCCCGATATTAGTGGCTCTGGAAATAGGAACAGTCATCTCCTTGCTATTGCTCCTAATGCTAGTAGTGGTATCATCTGTAGTGGGACTAGCCCTTCTATTGAGCCTTATAGGGCTAACTGCTATACACACAAGACTTTATCCGGTTCTTACCAAGTTAAAAACAAATACTTAGAAAAGCTTTTAAAAGAAAAAGGTTTAAAAGGAAAAGAACTAGATAATATTTGGAAAGATATATCAGGTAGTGATGGCTCTGTTCAGCACTTAGATATTCTTACTGATGATGAGAAAGAAATATTTAAGACTGCTAACGAGATAAATCAAATATGGATTATAGAACATGCATACAAACGTCAAGAGTTTATATGTCAGGCTCAATCTGTTAATCTATTTTTTACTTTACCAAAAGCTACTGAGCCACAAGAAGTACACGATGAATATATGCAGTATGTAAATGATGTTCATTGGTATGGTATGAATAGATTAAAGTCACTATATTACTTTAGGTCTAATGCTGCTAGAAACGCAGAGAACGTTAACATAAAAGTTCCACGTATTAAATTAGATGATGTGGAATGTATAGCATGTGAGGGTTGATATGAACTGTTGGCATTGTAACATGGAATTAATATGGGGTGGAGACCACGACATAGAAGAAGAAAACGAAGACTACAGCATGGTTACTAATTTAAGCTGTCCTAAATGTGGTAGCTATGTAGAAGTTTATTTGCCAAAAGATGAGTAAATGGCACGGAGGAAAAGGTAGCCGAGAAAGACCTATAAAAGATAGAGAAAAATTTAATAACAATTGGGATAACATATTTAATAAAAAGGATAAAAAGAAAAATGAGTCTACTAAGCACAAGAGAATACTATAAACCATTTGATGACCCATGGATGTTTGATTACTACGTCCTACAAAATCAAATGCATTGGATGCCAGAGTCTGTACCGTTACATACAGATGTAAAGGATTGGCAAGAACTAACAGACAAAGAAAAGAATTTACTTACACAAATATTTAGATTGTTCACTCAGTCAGATGTAGATGTAGGTTCAGGATATGTAGATAGATATATGCGTATCTTTAAAAAGCCTGAAGCAAGAATGATGATGGGTTCGTTTGCAAACATGGAGTCTATACATCAACATGCTTACAGTTTATTACTTGATACAGTTGGTATGCCTGAGATAGAGTACAAAGCTTTTGCTGAGTACGAAGAAATGTCAGACAAGCATGAGTATATAAGTGATATTAAAACAACATTAAAAGATAAGAAAAGTATTGCAAAAACTTTAGCAGTTTACTCAGCTTTTACTGAGGGACTACAACTCTTTAGTAGCTTTGCAATCTTGTTAAACTTCCCACGCTTTGGTAAGATGAAAGGTATGGGACAGATAGTTACTTATTCTATACGTGATGAATCTTTACACGTAGAAGCTATGACAAAATTATT